TAGCAGCAGCATTCCCATTGGTACTAGCAGTGGCATGGACAATAGGCTTTGTCTTATTGTGGATAGCAAATCTAAATGGAAAGTGATGACGATGCAGAGGATACGAACACGCCTTTCGATGATGTTACACATTGGGTGGGTAACCTACCTCGTAAGGGTACTGATAGCGATGAGCGTACTAACAAACGTAATACTAGGAGGAAGACTAAATCAAACTTTCTCCGCAAGAAACTGGGATTGGAAGAGAAACAATAAACCTAATGTAGTGCGTCCATTAGACGCATTGCTAGGGGATGGACATTGTAGTAGAGCTTGGGCTTACTGGAAGGTTAGGAGAAGATGGTAAACAAATATAAGAATATCCCGAAGCATAGTGCCACACTGGAAGAGGTGATAAACTTCTACCGTAACTCAGATGTGTATCGTAGGTTGTCCTCCTCCTCACAAAAAGACTACGACAACCATCTGAGTGCTACCTTGATTACTGAGGTAGAGGGCAAGATGCTTCGGGCATATCGCTGTAAGAACTTGAAGGTTCGACACATCACACAAGCGTATGAGCAGTGGCTACAGATTGGTACACGCACAGCTAACTACAGGCGCAGTGTATTATCTGCAGCCTGGAAACACGCCATGCGACATGATGTGATGATTCATAATCCAATCTCTTTGGTTGAGACAGTTGCAGAAAAACCAAGGAGAGTGCATTGGAGTCGTGAACAAGTGTCAATCTTTCTTGACACATCTTACAGTGACTTTCGTTGGCGTAGCATTGGACTGATTGTGCATATGGCATACGACTGGGGTCAACGTGTAGGTGACATACGTCTACTTACATGGGATAGTTTAGACCTAAACCATTGTCGTATTGATATGACTCAGAGCAAACGTAATGCAGAGGTACACCTCCCTATCTCTCAAGGTTTGTGTTCAATGTTACGTCAACAGAAGGAGGAGTTTGGCTTTCAAGAGTACGTAGCACCAAGAGTCAAGCCAAGAGCAGGAGCATATACACCCTATGACAAAGAGGAAGTATCGTTATATATCAATAAGATCCTGGACGAAGCTAATCTACCTAAAGAACTTACGGCTATGGATCTACGTAGGACAGCGGTGACTGAGATGATGGAAGGTGGTGTTGACATGGTGGGTATCATGCAGGTGACAGGCCACCAGAATACAGCATCAGTCAAGCCATACATGGTCAACACATTCAGTGGTGCAAGCAAGGCACTAGCAGCGAGAGGGGTAAAGGAAGATGAATAAAAGAGTTAGGACTAAAGAATACAAAACTTGGGATGCTGAAAGAAAAAGAAAAACTTATCAGCGAGGTCAAAGAATAATAAGAAGGTTTAAGTTATTTAAAGGTTGTGCTGAGTGTGGATACAAAGAACATCATTCAGCATTAGAGTTTAATCATATAATTAGATCACTTAAAAAACATACGGTGGGAAAGCTTGCACATAAAGCAGTGTTAAAAAATGGAACTAAAGGAAAGGAAGAGTTAAAACTTGAAATGTCTAAATGCGAAGTGTTATGTGCTAACTGTCATAGAATAAAAACATTTACAGAACAACATTGGGATACAGTAAGATGACTGCATACGTGAAGAAGACTAACATCAGAGAGTTTATCAATAGCCTTGACCTCAAGGATGGTGAGCGTCACAGGTGTGACTGCCCTTCACCTGACTGTCGAGGTAAGAATACATTTACTGTAGCTAATATATTTGGTGACATAAAGTACAACTGTTTCAAGCTAGGCTGTAGAGTTGGTGGTATATACGACACTGGTATGACAGCAGCAGAGATATTCCTACACATGAATGAGTTACAATTTAAACGTGCGTATACAAACATAAAGAAAGCGAAAGAAACTATGGAGATACCTGAGTATGTAGTCACACCTAAAGCAACACACACCAAGCACCAACGCTACATAAGACGTTGGGGCATAGCACTAGGTGATACTATGTATGATGTAAAAGATGAACGTGTAGTCTTTCCTATCAAGCATGAAGGTAGGATCGTTGATGCTGTAGGTAGGGCAGTAGGTAAGAAGCAGAACCCTAAGTGGTATCGCTACACAGGTGAGGCTGACTACTACACAGTAGGTGATGGCTCTACCCTGCTCATAGTTGAGGACGTTGTGTCTGCTGTGATTGCAGTACAAGAGATGCCATACATCACAGCTATGGCTATCCTGGGTACGTCAATGAACCCCAAACATTTTGAGAAGATAGGTGAGTATGACAAGGTAATCATTGCACTTGATCCTGATGCTATTGGTAAGACAGTAGAGTATCGCAGAGAGATAGAGTTGTGGACAGGACGCAAGACAACTGCTATGAACCTACAAGATGATATCAAATATAAGATGGAAGAAGACTTAGAGAAACTAAAGGAGTTATGTAATGAGATTAGCAATAGTGATTGACGTTGATGGTGACATCATGTATGTACCAGAGGGTGCAGTGTTTGAGAACTACCCCAAACCTAAACTGTTCGACAACTTAAAGGATGCACAAGAGGAGTGCGCTAAGTGGAACACTGGTATAATAGTAGACTTTGATACAAATAAAACTGTACCAATAGTAAGAAGCTTCGATGATGAGGAACGAAGAAGATCAATGGAACGAGAGGAGATGAACCAAGATGATGGAACTAGCACTACTAAAGACGCTACTCAGTAAAGATTTTTACGATCAACACAAAGGTATACGATGCCCAGATAAAATCTTTACCAAGGATGTGCGTAAGATAAAGCAAGCACTAGATGCAGCTATGGATACATATGGTGGTGACCTATCTGTGTCTGACTTACAGGCTGTGTTCAACCGTATCAATGCAAGCATGACCACCGCTACACGTACTGCTTATGAAGATCTCTTCAAGCGTATTGAGATAGCTGAACCTATCAAAGGTGAGATAGCAGAGGACACATTGTCGCAGTTGTTTCAGCAGCATGTGGGTGACCTTGTAGCTAACCTTGGCTTTGACTTTGTGAATGGTGCAGAGAATAGCCTTGAACCTTTACGTCAACTACTAGAGGAATACAAAGATGACTTTACTCCAAATCTTCGTGTCGAGTGGGATGATCATAGTCTTGATACTATCCTTGATGCAACGGCACTTGAATCGAAATGGAAGTTTAACATATCCAGTCTGGCTCGTAGGGTGGAGGGTATCAGTGGCGGTCATCTTATCTTGGTTGGCGCTCGTCCTAATACTGGTAAGACTAGCTTTCACGCCTCACTTGTAGCAGCAGACGGTGGCTTCGCACAACAAGGTGCAAAGGTTACAGTGCTGTGCAATGAGGAAGCTTACACACGTGTAGCTGCACGATACATTAGTGCCTCATCCAACATGACAATGACTGAGGTACGTACCAACAAAGCACTGGCTAACAAGAGATACCACCCTGTGTCAGAGAACATACAGTTCAAGGACAGCACAGGTAAGGGTATGGACTGGGTTGAGTCAGTGGTAAAGTATGAACGTCCTGATATACTTATTCTGGATATGGGCGACAAGTTTGCCGACATCAGGTCAGAACGATCAGACATAACTCTCAAGGCAGCAGCTATCCATGCACGTAACATAGCCAAGCAGTATGACTGCTCTGTGATATGGATGTCTCAGCTATCAGCAGAAGCAGAGGGCAGGGCTGACCTGAACCAAGCTATGATGGAAGGTAGTAAGACAGGCAAGGCAGCAGAGGCTGACCTCATGGTACTAATAGGTAAGACACAACAAGCAGAAGGAGAAGAGGATGATCCTATAAGATACTTAAACATAGCCAAGAACAAACTTAATGGCTTCCAAGGTAAGATTACTTGTGTGCTTGACGGTTCCAGATCAGTGTATTCAGCATGAGGTTGGTGTTAGACGTAGAGAATACGACAACAAAGCGTGACGATAAGTTACACCTAGATCCGTTTGAACCTGACAACTATCTAGTACAGGTAGGCTATCTTGATGCCGATGATCCTGAAGCTACTCTCTCTATCAGAACACTAGATCATAACGAATCAAAAGATGATATAGGATTTGAAAGACTAGAGATACAGTGGACACTAGACAATACCAAGCTACTGATAATGCACAACGCACAGCACGACTTGATGTGGTTGTGGGAGTGTGGTTACAAATATGATGGTGACATCTATGACACTATGCTTGGTGAGTATATACTAGATCGTGGACAGAGAAGAGGTCTAAGCCTTGAGGCTTGTGCGGAACGTAGGCAGTTAACATTTAAAAAGCAAGACACACTAAAGAAATACTTTAAGGAAGGAAAGAACACAAATGAAATACCTTATGAGGAGCTTTGTGATTATCTCAAGTATGATTTGCTTACTACTTGCGAGTTGTTCCATGCCCAAGAAAAAGAATACAGCCAACCCGATGCCGCCTCTCTCAATACCGTTAGACGTGTTACCTTCAACACCTGTAAAACCCTTACAGAAATCTATATGGCTGGATTCAAAGTCAATCTTCAAGAGTTGGACAGAGTAGCAAAGGAGTACGAGCATGAGAAAGCTGAGATCGAAACACGTCTGCAAAAGAAAGTCAGGGAAGTTATGGGCGACACTCCGATTAACCTTCGGTCACCTGAACAGAAGTCACAAGTCCTCTTCAGCAGAAGGGTACATGACAAGAAGGAATGGGCTGATCTCTTCGAGTTCACACAAACACAAGAAGAGTTTAAGGATGCCGTTGCAGCCAACTCCTCACCGATCTACAGGACAACGGCTTACACCTGCACAAGTTGCGAAGGGCAGGGTAAGGTATTCAGAACTAAGAAAGATGGAACAAAGTTTGCAAGAGCTACTAGATGCAAGGATTGTGATGCACAAGGGTATAAACTAAAGAACACAGAACAGATAGCAGGACTACGCTTCACTGCACCAAGCAAGAAGTGGGTCAGTGCCAATGGATTTAACACAGGGAAGGATGAACTAGATGTACTATCTTCAACTGCTAAACAGAATAAAATGGACGAAGCTATCAGTTTCCTTTCTGATCTTAAACGTCACAATGCTATCTCTTCTTATCTATCTGCTTTTGTCAACGGAATACGTACATACACCAAGGACAATGGATTCCTGCACGTTGGACTTACCCAACACATTACAGCCACAGGCCGTTTCAGTGGAAGAAATCCCAACATGCAGAACATGCCAAGAGGAGGTACATTCCCAGTAAAGAAAGTATTTGTATCAAGATTTGACAACGGATTAATTATGGAGGCAGACTTTGCACAACTCGAATTTAGGACAGCAGCGTTCTTGGCACAGGATGAAACAGCGATGCAAGAAATTTCAACTGGCTTCGATGTACATGCTTACACAGCAAAAGTTATTACTGATGCAGGGCAACCAACAACACGTCAAGCAGCTAAAGAACACACGTTCGCACCACTCTTTGGAGCAAGCGGTTACGGACGTACAAAAGCAGAGGCTACGTACTACAAGCACTTCAATGATAAGTACAAAGGGATAGCCAACTGGCACAGTAACCTAGCTGATGAGGCACTACGCTTCCTCAAGATAACAAACATATCAGGTAGACAATACGCTTTCCCTGATGTGACAAGACGTCACAGTGGTATACCAACTCACTTCACTATGATAAAGAACTACCCAGTGCAAGGCTTTGCTACAGGTGACGTAGTACCAGTGGTGTTGAATGAGATGCATGAACGTTTGCGACATATGAAGTCGTGTTTAGTCAATACTGTACACGATTCTATGGTGGTTGACGTACACCCTGACGAGAAAGACTTAGTATTGTCAATGGTGTGGACTATGAACCAGGATTTAAACAAAATAATAGAGGAGACATATGGAATAAAGATGAATGTACCAATGCTTTTAGAAGCAAAGATAGGAGAGAATTGGCTTGACACAGTGGATGTTTAGTGTATAACTAAGATCTCTTTGACTCTATAAAAAAGGATATAGAATGAGTAATGAACTAGCAGTAGCAAATGAACGTGGTCAATCAATGGCTGAACTAATGGGAGTGTCTGTCAAGACAAGTAACGCAGACTTCCTGCCATCCATATCACGTTTAGGAATGTTACATCAACCTATCATGGGTGAGGTAGATCTCAATGGTAAGATGATAAAGACAGAGGTAGTACCAGTAGGTGCATTCACCCTCAAGACAGGTGATGATATAGTCTACAGTAATGGTGCTACAGTTCGTGTCTTTGCCCAACGCAATCAATGGCAGAGATGGAACAGTGAGACAGAAGAGATGGAGAAGTCTGTGATGTCTAACTCTCTCAACGGTGACTTGAAGGATAGCATTGGTGGCTTCAACTTAGGTAGACCATCAGGTTACATCGAAGACTTCAACTCACTACCTGATGCAACCAAGCAACTGATGCGCTCAGTCAAGCGTGTCATGGTGTACTACGGTACAGTTTCATTGGACAGCCCTATGAATGAGAAGGGTGAGCCAGTAGATGCTGCAGCAACTATACCGTTTGTCATGGATGTAAAGAACCGTGACAGCCTGAAGAGTATCAATGGTGTGATGAGTAACTTCAAGAAGAAGAACATGTTACCTATCATGTCTACCATCAAGCTAGAAGGTATCGAAGATAGCATACCTACTGGTGCTAAGTTTGGTAAGATACAAGCAAGCACAGGTGATAGTGTAGAACTTGCCAAGGAAGACAACGACACACTCAAAGACTTCTTAGAACTTATTGAGTTTAGCAACGGTAAGATACTAGATCTACACCATGAACGTGCCAAGATGGGTACAGATAATGATGCAGAACTTGTCGGTGAGATCCTCAACAATGACTTCGTAGAGGTGGCTGAGTAATGAATCACCCTGCTGAACTACAAGTCTTTAGCTACTTGCAAAAGGCTATGAAGGGTGAAGCTACAATGACAGAGGAGGTGACCGACTTGGTTGCCTCCGATGTTAAGGCTGCTATGAACAAGCAGTTTAACTCACCACCACGTGATGCGTTCAGACTACGTATGTCTAACATAGGCAGACCTAAGTGCCAGTTGTGGTTTGAAAAGAATGACCCTGAAGATAAGTTACCTTTGCCTCCACACTTCCTGATGAACATGATACTAGGTGATCTAGTTGAAGCTGTGTTCAAAGGGTTACTACGTGCAGCAGGTACTGAGTTCAAAGACAATGATACTGTCACACTCAAGCTACCTGATGGACAGGAGATCAAGGGTGAGTACGACATGGAAATGGATGGCAAGATAGATGATGTTAAGTCTGCATCACCTTGGTCATACACAAATAAGTTTGACTCATTCGAAGCATTACAAAAGGGTGATGGCTTCGGATACATACCACAATTAGTAGGTTACTCTAAGGCTGCAGGAAAGGAAGTAGGCGGTTGGTGGGTGGTCAACAAAGGCAACGGTGAGTTTAAGTATGTCAGTGCTTCGGAGGTTGACTCTGATAAGGTCATAGAAGATATTCAGGAAACGGTAAATTATATAGAGAAAGATGAACCGTTTGAAAGATGCTTCAAGCCTGTGCCTGAGACATTCTACAAGAAGCAAACAGGTAACATGGTACTCAATAGTTCCTGTAGATTTTGTAGCTTCAAACATAAGTGTTGGGATACTTTAAAAACAATACCATCAAGAGTATCTAAGGCTAAGAACCCACCGCAGATTGACTACGTTTTAATAGGTGATGGCCTTGCCACGTAGACATAACAAAATGTTATACCGTAGCGGTCTTGAACAAGAGGCTGCTACGTTTCTAAAGACTAGACAGAAGACAGTAGAGTATGAGAAGATAAAGATAGAGTGGGAAGACTTACGCTATAGAACATACACACCTGACTTTGAGTTAGACAACGGTATCATAATAGAAACCAAAGGAATATTTAGTGCAGCAGATAGACGAAAACATATAGAGATACAGAGACAGCATCCTAAGTTAGACATCAGGTTTGTATTCAGCAACGCTAAACAAAGATTATATAAAGGAGCTAAGTCTAGGTACTGTGACTGGTGTGAACAGAAGAACTTCAAGTGGGCACATCGTGTTATACCTGAAGGGTGGCTACTAGAAAAAGGCAACCGCATGAAAGTGCAGCGTGTCATAGTTAAAAGGAGAACCTAATGGGTTACGAACTAAAGGATGGTGACGTTGCTATAATCATCAGCCCTGAGACAGAAGAAGATGGATCATGGACAGGTATACTAAAGACAGGTTTAATCTTTGGTGATGAGCAACACCCTATAGCTATGAGAGCAGCTATGGATTATGCACTGACTATGGCAGCAGCATCTGAGGTACTGGAAGAGTATCCTGATCTGATAGAATACTTTGATGATGCAAGGCATGAACTGTTAAAGGAAATGTTTCCTAAACAATATGCTGAAACACAGGTTGAACTTTCTAAAGAAATGGATTATGAAACAGAAGGTAACGTAATTAAATTAACCAAGTGGACAAAGACTTTAGGTGAAGCATGAGTAAAGAAGAAGAGTTTGAAATAGACTTTGATGTAGAGGATATGTTTAAGGACTTTGATGAAATGGAAAAAGATTTGGTAAACCATCCACCACACTATAACCAAGCAGGTATAGAATGTATTGATGCTATCCTTGCTGCAACTAACCACAACAAAGAAGGATACCTACAAGGTAACATACTAAAGTACGTATGGAGGTATGACTACAAGGGTGGCCTAGAAGATTTACAAAAGGCACAATGGTATTTAAACAAACTCATAGAGGTATACAAAGAGAAGCACAAATGAAACGTAAGTTTAGTGTTACATATATGATGGAGGTAGATGAAGAGAATAACTTCTTATCCTCCCACCAAGAAGGTCATAAGGAAGACGTGTATGATTTAGTAAGTAATGTCATGCATGATGTAGATGATATAAAGATACAGAATCTAGTAGTGAAGGAGAGACAATGATAACACAGGAAGACATAGACCATTTCGCAGACATGCAATCACCCATTATGGACATGGGGTACTACCAAAAGGAAGCAGTAAAGACTGCTATCTATACTGACCCTATCATCTACCCTGCGTTGGGCTTGGGTAATGAGGCAGGTGAAGTACAAGGTAAAATCAAGAAGATGTTGCGTGATGATACGTTTAACAAAGAAGACATAGCAGCAGAGATAGGTGATGTGCTATGGTACATTGCTGCACTGTGTCGTGACTTAGAGATAGACATGGCAGAGGTAGCGTTAAATAACCTAGCTAAGTTAAAGAGTAGAAAAGAACGAGGAACTATAAAGGGAAGTGGGGATAACAGATGACTGACATGACACAGATACATTTAGGTATGACCATAATTCTTTGGATAGTTGTGATGGTCATATGGAATAGGTACTACAAGTGACACCAAGGGAATCAGCAGAGATAGAAGCAAAGAAAACATTTGAACTGTTTATACTTTGGTCAAAGAGAACACTATACTTTTTTACAGCTTTTTTATTAGTAGTTGTGGTAGGCTGCAATAACGGAGTGGAGACAGGTAAAGGTGCAACAGGAAGTAAATATAATGGAGAGGTGTACGCACCAACAAATATAGGGGAAGACAAATGAGTAACTTACTACCAACAGACTATCAAAGTTTTATACACCAGTCACGCTACGCTAAGTATGTAGATGGCAAAGGCCGTGAGTCATGGGCTGAGACAGTAGGGCGCTACGTTGATAACGTGGTACGTCCGAAGCTAGGCAACGACTCATGGGTTAACCAGATAGAGCAAGCTATCATAGGGTTAGATGTAATGCCAAGCATGAGGGCCATGATGACTAGTGGTCCTGCGTTGGACAGAGATAACACAGCAGGGTACAACTGCTCATACCTACCTGTCGATGACCCTAAGTCTTTCGATGAGGCTATGTTCATACTGTTGTGTGGTACAGGTGTAGGCTTCAGTGTTGAGCGTCAGTTCGTGCAGCAGCTACCTGAAGTACCTGAGTTGTTTGACAGCGAGACTACCATTGTAGTTAAGGATAGCAAGGAAGGTTGGGCTAAGTCTTTCCGTCAGCTACTAGCATTACTATGGGCAGGTGAGATACCCAAGTGGGATGTCACTCGTGTACGTCCTGCAGGTGCTAGGCTCAAGACGTTTGGTGGTAGAGCCAGTGGTCCTGGACCTCTTGTCGAGTTGTTTAACTTCTCAGTCAACACGTTTAAGAATGCACAAGGACGTAAGCTTACCTCTATGGAATGCCACGACTTGATGTGTTTCATTGGACAGATAGTTGTAGTAGGAGGTGTACGTAGGTCAGCCATGATCTCTCTGTCTAACCTTAGTGATGATCGTATGCGTCACGCTAAGTCAGGACAGTGGTGGGAGACAGCACCACACAGAGCATTAGCTAACAACTCTGTATCATACACAGAGAAGCCAGACATAGAAACATTCATGCGTGAGTGGACAGCATTAGTAGAGAGTAAGTCAGGAGAGAGGGGAATATTTAATCGTGAAGCATCTAAAGCACAGGCTGCTAAGTATGGTAGGCGTGATCCTGACTGGCAGTTCGGAACTAATCCATGCAGTGAGATCATACTTAGACCCTACCAGTTTTGTAATCTTACGGAAGTTGTTGTTCGTTCCACTGATACGCTTAAAGACTTGGAGCGTAAAGTCAAAGTCGCCACAATACTTGGCACAATCCAAAGCTCGTACACAAAGTTTCCGTACCTGCGTAAAGTGTGGCAACGTAATACTGAAGAAGAGAGATTGCTTGGTGTGTCGCTGACAGGTATCATGGACAACCCATTGATGACTGCTGTTAACTCTAACTTGGAGAAGCTATTAGATGACTTACGGAATATCGCACTGGCTACTAATCATGAATACGCTGACTTGCTTGATATACCTCAGTCTGCTGCTATTACCTGCGTCAAACCTTCGGGTACTGTCTCGCAGTTGGTGGACAGTGCCAGTGGTATACATGCTCGTCACTCTCCATATTACATCCGTACTGTACGAGGTGATAATAAAGACCCACTTACACAGTTTATGATTGACAACGGTGTACCTAATGAGCCTTGTGTATTCAAGGGTGACACTACAACAGTGTTCAGCTTTCCTGTACGATCACCAGAGAATGCTATAACACGCAACGACATGACTGCTATTGAACAGCTAGAGACTTGGCTTACATACCAAAGACATTGGTGTGAGCATAAGCCCTCAGTTACAATTTCAGTACGTGATGATGAATGGCTTGAGGTAGGAGCCTTTGTCTATAAACACTTTGACGAAATGTCAGGTGTATCTTTTCTACCACACTCAGACCATACCTATCAGCAAGCTCCATATCAAGATTGCAGCAAGGAAGAGTATAAAGAATTACTCAAGACCATGCCGAAAAAGATTGACTGGAATAAACTTTCAGAGTATGAACAAGAAGACAACACGAAGTCCAGTCAAACATTTGCTTGCTCTGGTGACGTGTGTGAAGTAGTAGATATAACATAGGAGTTATCATGGAAGTAATAGTATCAGCAGTAATAGCTTACTTTGCAGTAGGCGCAATAGCAGAGAAGTATCTTGAACCTTGGGTCAATGATAAAGTAGAACAGTATTACGAAGCAAAGGAATAGCACATGGCTTGGGTATTAGTAGCGCTCTTTATATTTAATGGAGAGCCATTGATTATGAGCGACAACATCTTATATGAAAACAGAGAAAAGTGTAATGCTGCTGTGTCTGCACGTACCAAATACTTAGAGGCTA